TTGTAGTCCTGCAGAACGGATGGAAAGGTGGATAATTTACTCCTACTGTTGCTTTATCGACATCATATACCTTCCCATCCTGCTCCCGGCATATATCCGATGTCTTCATATCCAGAGTAGCCAAGATCTGATATTTCTCCACACCGTCCTCTTTATATGCTGCAAGGCATCCCTGTTCAATAATAAAACTGCTCTCTGTGTGGAGCAGCCTGTAGGCTTCATATTCTTTGGTTTTGAACCTTCTCGCAAAATCTTCAGCCAATGTTTGAGGGTTCTTACCCTGTACCAGCATGGTAGTAATGTCTTCGGTCAACACCTGCAGCATATGGTCTTTCTGCTTCCAAATCCGGCTGGAGAAGTCCGCACCATTGAACGGATACCTGATCAGCTCATCAATGGTCCGCGGGTTCACCTGGGCAAACTCCTGGTGGAAGCCGTAATACTGGTCTATGTTGAACCAGGCCCTGTAATACGCATCGGTATAAACCTCCTTTAGCAATTCTTTGCCCTTGTATTCGTATTCCAAGTCATACAGCCTTTGCAGGATGGCATCTATCTGCTTTTCTAGCGCTTGATAGCGGGTAATTCTGGCTTTTATAGACATATTGTTAAGCTTTAGATTGTACTTGCCCATGCTCTCATTGACCAGGTCAATAAAGTCCTGCAGTTCGCCCAGCTCCATTCGGCTAAGCAGCTTCTGTGCCTCAGCAAAGGAAACCTTGTTCTCTTTTGCGTAACGCATATAAAAATCATTTATGACGCTTTGGATTTCCTTCTTAGCTTGCTCAAATGCTTTCTGGAGCCCTCTATAATAGTCGCTGACTTTCTTTTCTCCGGCCAGATAAGTTAACTCCTGCCTTTTCTCCCAGTAGGTTATGTCCTTTTTGTTCACTAACTACCACCTACTTTATGTTATAGTACTTAATTCCTTCATACTCTGTTTCTTCAACTCCTTCAATCTTAAAATCCCCGAGAAATTCATATGAACTATACCTTATCTCTTGCTCCTGGTCTAGTTCCTTTAATATTTCAATCAGTTCTCTTACTTTCACTCTTCATCCCCCTCACCAAACATTGGCGGCTCATCTGATTTATTTTCTTTCTCAATCTGGTCCATTTCAGCATCTACATCTTCCACCCAGGGATGGTTTGCAATGATTGTCCGGTCGCTGATAACGCCCTTGCTCTTCTGACAATCCTCTATGGCCTGTGTTTCGTTAATTGCAATATCCCTGTTAAAGACGATAGTGATTTCCTTGTCCGATACAGGCTGACCGGTCAGTTCATGATATTTATTTACAAAGTACAATAGCTGCTCAAAGCCCCACTTGAACCATTCCTCAAGTGCATTGCACTTCAAGTCCAGGCCGGCATAAAGAAACCGCAAAGCAATACCAGAAGGGGCATTGCCTATCTTATCTTTATCCTCATCAACACCTTGACCAAAGTCGAAGATATCTTTTTTCAATGCTTCCCAGTGCTTTTGAGCAGCATCAATATCAATTTTGGCCTGCAGCAGATCTATTCCGGCATGTTCATCAGCATCAAGCTTGATCGCCCGATAGTGCGCCAAGTCTCTCATGAATTCGCCCAGGTTCTCCCCGCCATAACCGCGAAGTGCGTAAATCACACTCTTGACCTCTTCCAGGAGGTTTGAAATATCTGAGCGGGTCCTATCATAATCATCCACAAGGGTTTTTACAAACTGCAGATCCGGCAACTCCATGTCATTGTTTTTGAATGGAATAAAAGGCACCCGGCCCCATGTACCGGGCTCGCCGTCTACAGTGAAGTGAGGGAGCAGTATCCCATCGCCTTCTACATCCAGGTACTTTTCGGCATCCAGTATCACTTCCCCGTTGGGTGTCTTTTCGTAATACTCAACCCCGTCTGCCGTGTGAAACTCAATTTTTGTGACTATCCGCTTTTCTTTGCCTTCATAGACTTCCACGTCATAATACCGGATAAATGCCTCAAGTTCCTCATGGTCATTGTCTGTCCAAATCGGTATGCACTGCTCTGACGGAATACGCATGGTTTTGAATTCTCCGGCAGAGTTGATATAAGGGTGCAGCCATGCAATTCCCTTATTGCTGGCCTCATACCCCAGCTGAGCAAGTCTCTTCTGAAATCTCTTTCCCAGCGTTTTCTTCACCGCTTCAAGGTATGCCTCGTCCTTACAATCCATGGAAAGAGGTTTCAAAAGCAAGTAGTTGATTTTATCATCAACCAAATTCCGCATGAAACCATGAGCCAGGCGATTGTTAACCTTCGTTTCATCGTTTACCCAACGACCATCTTCGTAACGGAGTATTTTCCGATTCAGGACGTCGTTCTCTGTCCGATAGTACCTTTCACCGGCCAACATAAGCTTCCGCTGTGGTGATATATTGAACTCATCTATGAATATCTTTATCAATTCTTCTTTGGTCAGCATGTTTACGCTGTTATTAAACATCTTCTCACCTCACTTATTTAAGAACCGAAATACCGACTTTTCCAATGTTTTCTGCTATTCCTGTAGTAGCATCTGGAGCATCATCGTGCTGGTTCTTACCTTCTCGTTGGTATGTCGTCATTGCTTTATAATATTCCGGCCACCGATCCCGCCAGTTAACTGGAAAATATACATGTTCCATTACCCATGTTGCATTTGAGAGGATCCTGGCTTTCTTGTTTTTGCTCTGGTGGAACCATTTAATCTTTGTCCTGTTGATCCTGTATTTCTCTCTCAGTATCCTTTCGACAGCCCTTGCAAAGCCCCTACCACCGTTGTTACTTTCTATAGTTGCAACATTAACTTCATTTTCATACAGCATCTTGGCAGTAGCTGGCTCAGTAACTTCCATGGGCTCCTTGGTGTATAGCACATCCAGCACATAAGCCTCCTGATTGTACTCACCGTAAGCAATAGCACAAAGGAAATCGTCACCCTGGTCGGCGGTGTCCACATATGCACAAATGCGCGTAAATAGCGAATTGCTGTTTTTATCTTTTGGAATATCCGTGTAGGTTTTAAATGAACTATATAACCGGCCTTTAATATCTATAGGTACTTGCTGATAGTTGGCACTCGCAATATCCTCGCCCATAGCCCTGACTTTCATATCGTAGCTTTCCCGGCTAAGAATTTCATCACAAAGCATGGTACCGTCATCTTGTAAGGCTTTCATGGATACATGTCTTACTTTTTTCTTTTCTTCCCGGAAATGTTCCAGAGCTCTGCCAGCTAAATCTCCAGTTGCCCAGCGAGTCATGATAATGATGATTTTCCCGCCTTCCTCTAAACGAGACAGCATTGTATTTGTAAACCAGTTCCAATGCTTTTCCAATACATTCTCGTTATAGGCTTCCTCAGCATTTTTAATAAGGTCATCAATTATCATCAGTGTACACCCAAAACCTGTAGCAGTACCTGTAGGTGAAGTGGCAAGGTAGTTGTTATAACCCCCGTCAAGGCTCCAAAGATTCATGGCAGCGTCGCCCTGCTTAATCTTCACGCTAGGGAATATGTCGCTGTAGACAATCTTATCTTTATCGGCTTTAACTTCGGATATGGAATTCCTCACATTCTTTGAGAACACCGTTGACAAAGTTTCATTGTATGAACCTGTCATCACTTTCTCTTTTTGGTTTTTCCCGAATACCCACTGTGCAAATAGGCCTGCTGTTCTAGATTTCCCATGCCTTGGCGGCATGTTTATAATTAGTACATCGTCATTGGAGTAATAAAAATCTTGCAGCTCATCACATAGTTCTTTGAGGTATTCCCTGTCAGGTTTATAGAAGTCCGGGGCCATAAGGTTGCAAAAATAAAAGAACTCGCGTCTTGCAAGTTCTATCTTTGCGTATCTCTTAATTAAGCCTTTATCAATCATTGTGAACCAGCTTCTTTAGTTCTTCGGTAGTTAGCTCCGCAAATGGATTATTGGTGTTTACGTTCCCCTGCACTTCTAACTTATCATTAAACATGCCTAAATGCCTGCCTATCAGTTCTAAGGCCTTAAGCTTGTCGTTTAATTTAACTTCAATTCCAGCTGTTCCATACTTTATTCCGGCTATAGCTGCTTGTTTGTCTCTATCCAAATTATCAGTAGGCTCTACTTCTACAGCCTTGTATTTTTTGACTTCCTGCCCTATTACGTTGCCTTCTTCGTCTCTTATGTCCTCTACATATTCCTTTTCTACTACCCTTGCATAATCAGCTGCGTTTGCAAATGCTATCTTTGCTAACTCTTTCAAAACTTTATCTTGAGTGATTTCTGTTCGTTTTTCTCTTTCCTTCATCCTTTTATCAATATAATTTTGAACCTTAGCATTTCTTAGCAATCTACTACCGTTTACTGCTGCTGTTTCATCTTTTTTCACGTTCTTATATGCCACTTTATATGCTCTGGTAGCATTAAGATCAATTAAATATTCATCACAGAATATTTTTTGCTTTTCAGTTAGTTTCACATCACCTCACCATCCTTTTTGGCATGAAAAAAAGAGCCTTTATGGCTCAATTAGTTATTTTGTACTTTTGCTATATCTAAATAATATTTATCCGGTCTTGCTGAAACAGAATATTTATTATTTATACTAATTAAAATCTCTGATTCTATTAATTTTTTTATCGCTCTTTCAAATGGCTTTAGTTCTTCATTGCTCGCATATCTTCCATAATAATTTTTTGCACATATAATAGCAATATTGCCATCTTCAATTGCCTTTTCTTTTGTAGTGTAGCTATTTTCTAACAAATATTTAACAATAAATTTTTGATATACTTGCTCTTTAGTATACATAACATCCTCCCCTTTCACTTCCAATATTCTCCATAGAAAGAGGAAATCCTTCTTTTCGCTTCAGCCCTCCCACCCCTGGGCAACAATGAAGCGTTCGTAAACCCCACACAGAATCCCAAACAACTATGCCGAGCGCCACCGAGGAGGTCATATATGTCCCGGCAGCACCCGAGCAGTGAGCTACAAAAAAGAGCCCTTTCGCAGAGCTCTTTGTAAAGACAATAATTCTATTATAATTTATTAAAATTTCTAACCTTTTCCCAAGATTTTATGCCATCTAATAAATGCTCCAAATACAATTCAGTTACACTCGGCTGCATATATTTATCTTTGTATTTCTTCTCTACCTTTCCAATGAATGCTCTTACTTTTATCCCTTCGCCTTTATAAGCAAATTCTCCATGGTATTGCTCTTCAGCTCTTTTCCTTGCCATGACTGCGTCTTCAAGGTTGTCATATTGCCCCAAGTGCATACATTTTCCATTTGCTGTAATTGACGCCCTATATTTTCCTTTAGCTGTTTTGCTTACGCCTGCATACCCTGTTTTGTTTCTAATGCTCAGCTTGTGATTCATAGCGTTTTGAAAGTTGTTACAAACCCTTAGATTAGATTTTCTGTTATCGGAAGTCACATGATTTTTGTGGTCCACCACAATATCCTTGTCGTTATCAATAGTATATCCCAGCACTAAGTGATGGAGCTTAACCGTGCCTCCTTTTATAGAGGAGAGCACATAACCGTCTTTGTCAATATACCAAGCAAAACAACTAACCAGCGGATAGTCCTCTTTGTCTATAATAAATGCTTTCCCCTGGTTTGTTATGCCTATGGCATAGTCCTTATAAGAATAATATTTGCTCATTGGTCCGCACCTCCCAATGTTTTCCGCACCTTAGTTGTTGTGCGCTTAGAAGCCGAGGTGGTGCGGTACCTCGGCTTCGCTTACTTTAGTGCACACTTTTGCTATTGTAATTCTATTATAACACATAAACTGACAGGTGTACTGACAAAAAACTGACAGAAAACTGACAAATTGATTACACTTCCCCTAATTTTTCTATTAATTTAGGTAAACCTTTTCTTACAATCTCAGCCGATGCTCTTTCAATAACTCTCTCAATGACTTCATCTTTCTTTGAATAGATGTATTGCTTAATTGCCTTGTCTACCCCTTCCCTTATTCCAAACTTTGCTTCTCTGTTCTCGTAATATCCGTTTGCTACAATACGCTTTGCAATTTCCTGTGATACCAATTCTGCAATATAACTTTCATTAATTTCAATTTCTAACTTCATTTTTCACCTCTCCTTTTCAATTTTACAACGCATCCGCCCCAAAAAGCACAACCTTGAGTTTATTAACCAGCCTATTTTTATGCCTGTAAAACGTCCTCTCATCACAGTGCAACCGCTCCGCAATCTGTGCCGGCTGCACAAGGTCCCAATACTTCAACGGTATAATCTCATAGTACTCATCATCCTGGATTGTCTCAAGCGCCCGTTCTATCCGCTGAATTTCCCTTTTCGTCCGTTCCATACTGGCCATACGACTTCCAATATATTCGGCTTCTGGGTCATACAAATTGTTGCTATTGCCAATCCCTGAAAACCTTATTATATCTGCGGACTTTCGTTTTATTACTATTTGTCCGTTCTGCAAATCTTCTTCATCTTGCGCAACCTTCAATCTAAGCGCTGGCAGTGAATATAATAGTCGCTCAGTTTCTTTGAAATAATTTCTTTCGTTTTCATGCGTTAACTCGTTGGCCTTAGTTATTGCGTTCAAAGCTTTTTTAATTGCTTGGTCTATACTTGTATTTATTATTTTTTGTACTTCAGGTGATATTGTTGATTTCAAATAATCCTCACTCCCCTTTTGCAAATAATCACATACTAACAACCTTCAGGTACTGACTCATTAAGTCATTCTTTGTAAATGTCTCCCGACCGCGCTTTGTACTCACAACAAACTTAAGCTTGTCCTTGTATATCACTTCACCTCGGATGATTTTCTTTTCGTCATCATCTTTACATTTGTTTATTCGCTTAATCGTCACAGTTTTGCCGAGCTTAATTCCCGCAAACAACTGTTCTATCTCAGCCCTGCGGTTTATAGCTTGTATCAGTTTTTTCTCTGCTGTAGATGGTCTATCTTCAAGTTCCAATCTTCGTGACAATTAACTCACCTCCGTACCTATAGCCATCATTACTCTGCAAAACGCATGGCTCAGGTGGTTGTCTTGCTTGTCCCCTGCAAGGTATGCATATAAGTGGCTAATAGCATGGTTTATATGGTCTTCTGTTGCAATCTTGCGCCAGTTATCCTTGCCGTACTTAATTGGGTATTTCACTTTCGTAGTGGTTTGTTCATTAATTTCAATCATCTCCTTTTTT